TACCGTCTATGGCCGTCTTGTCGTAGTAGTTTGCTGGATTGAATATATCCGTCAGGGGTATGCTGATGGGCTGTTTCCCAGCATCGGTATTGAAGGTGATTACAAGGTTGCCGTTGACGATTGCAACGCTGTCCACCATGCCGTCCTTGATGAAGTCAGTTGCATCCACATATGCCAGCGTAGCTCCAGTGCTGGTATGCTTGAAGTTGATGTGCTTGGTGGCGCTGTCATACTCTACGGCTCCGAAGAGGGGCTGCAAGTCTGATGTATTTGCCTTTCCGCTGATGGCATCCTGAACGTCCTGAGCGGTCTGGTATCCCTGTTCCTCTATCGACTGAGCAAGGGCTGTGGTTGCAGCGGTTATTGCATTGGCCATTTCCTGATTGGTGGGATAGCCTGCAAGGCTGTGGATTGCACTTTCATCCAAAATGTTATAGGTTATGCCTGATAACCTTATCTTACTGATGTCTGCCATGGTCTTTAATTGTATTTATATGATGTTATTCGAGTTGAGTATGAGGGTCTTCCCCTCCACCTTGGAGTAGTCGGCAAACATGGAGTTGGCCTCAAGTTTGCTCAGGAAATTCTGTACGAGGGAGTTGACCTCCTGCTTGGTATAGGTGTTGTTTACCTTCGCATCAACAGCAGCCACCTCGGACTTGTCGGCCTTGTTCCTGATGGAGCGGTCAATCATGTCCTGAACCTCTTCCTCGTCCATTCCTTCTATGCCGTCCACTATGTCGTCTACCTGCTCCTTGGTGTAGTAGTAGTCGGCGTTGGCCAGAATTACGGAAGTGTCGCAGCACTCCCACCTCTTCATATCGCAGTCTGGGTATATCATGGTTATTCTTTAGTTAAACATATTATTTCTTTACAATTGCTCAAGGTTGTAATAGTACTCCCTCCATCCATTAGCAAGCTTGTACGCAGACAGTGACTTTACGTATATCTTCGCAGAAGTTGCAGAGCTGCCTACAAAGAAGGTGTTGTTGCCGTTCGGCAGCGAAGGAGGAGTGGACGGGTTGACGTTGAACCTTGTCGCATTCTCCATGTTGTAGAAGGCTCCGTTGCCTATCGAAGTTATGCTGGATGGAATGTTTACCGCACTGGCATATGAGGTAAGGCCAGCGAATGCATACCTTCCGATGCTCTGTACGCCAGCGCATATGTTGAGCTGTGTTACGCTTGAGCATCCTGAGAAGGCATAGTCGCCTATCGTAGCGCATGAGCATGGTATGAATACCGCAGTTATGCCAGAGCAGTCCTTGAAGGCTTCTGCCTTAATCTGCTCTAGGTTGGCTCCGAGCGATGCTATACGCTCCATGTTGGTCATCCCAGAGAACGCTCCTCTCTCAATCGTCTTTACACAGTTGCCTACCGCAATACCCGTAATGCTGGAATAAGGCATTGAGCGGCTTATCCCGTCAACCTCAATCCAGTGTGACTTCTGCACCTCCGATACGGTTATGGCAGAAGAGGAGTCGCATGGGAGGCAGCCTACGAGCCCGTTGTTGAAGTACATCCTGAGCTTGTAGTTGTCTGGGTCTGGCTGCTGCTTCTCGTACACCAGCTCACCTCCGCAGGCATAGACCTTTACGATGGTGTAGCCGCTGTAAAGCACATCCTTTATGTCGTTTCCGCATGCTACTATCTTACTCATGTATCAGGTATATTACGTCGTTATCCTTAACCGTTATTGCATTGTACTCTGCCTCCGTACCGCACCATATCTGGGACTTGAGCATGTAGTTGTTGAGCGTACTCTGGTCTACCTTTGAGTTCCATGTGCTCTTTTCCTGAGAGGTGACATGTACGCTGGTATTTGCCGTATGGGCAGTCAGGGAGTTGCTGATGGTGTTTGTGACTGCAGTTGTGGCATAGCCTGACAGGGACTGATGCTCGGTCAGGTAGCCTTGGTTCTGCACCCACTGCTCGGTAGCGTATCCCGTAAGGTCTGTCGGTGTGTATGCGGTAGCGTCTAATTTTGCGTTCCAGACGTTCTTTTCCTGCTGGCTTACATGTACACTGGTATTGGCCGTATGAGCCGTCAGGGCGTTAGAAACAGCCGTCAGAGCCGATGCATCAGCCTTGTCCGCTACGTCGCCAGATATGCTGTTTACGTCAGTCCTGAGCTGTTCTATCGTCTGGGACGAAGGAATGCCGCTGGTAGCTGCCGTTATTGCACTCTGGGTCTGTGCGGAAGTCCAGTACTGTGACAAGTCTGTGGGCGTATATGCCGTAACGTCCAGCTTTCCTCCCATCATAGAATCCACCTCACTCTTGTCGTAGTAGTTTGACAGGTCTGGGTCTGTTCCCTCTATCGTTATGTTTCCAGTCCCAGTGATTACCTGATTGTTGATGGTCTTCATGGGCTGGTGCTCCGTCAGGTAGCCCTTGTCCTCGACCCACTGTTCCGTAGCGTAGCCAGTCAGGTCTGTGGGGGTGTATGCAGAGGCATCCAGCTTTCCTTCCAGAAGCCCTTCGGTCTCTTCCTTGGTGTAGTAGTCTGAGAGGTCTACCTCTCCAGCCTCTATGTCCTCCACTATCTTGTCAATCTCCGACTTGGTGTAGTAGATATTGGGATTGGCCACCACTGGCTTGCAGCAGCCCATCCCAATGTTATATGTGTTACCTTCGCAGTTGCAACTCATGATTTTTCCTATATTATTAGTTTATGTTATTATCAGAATCATAATCAGTCTCAGTATCAATCTCAATATCAATAGTACCCACTATAAACATATTATGTACCACACTGCCATTTCGTAGACAGCCTCCACTCGTATTCTGCCGTACTCTCGTCGCAGAATGAGGAATTGGCCTCCACCATGGACAGCGGCCTTGTGATTCCGCTCTTCGTCCATGTGGCTCCTGAGTCATAGCTGAGCTCCTCCTCCTCGAACGACCACTTGTTTCCTTCTATGCAGATGAAGTACTGGGACGTAGTCCACCTAGTAGATACGTTTGAGCAGTCTGGCGAGTCGGCCTCTATGAGGGTACCAGTCCTCACCTCTCCTGTCTTGGTATTGATTCCTGCCGATGTGGTTCCAGTCCACCTTTCCTGCTTGGTGTACTTGTCTGTTCCGTCGCAGAGGGTGCCAGAGGTGTCCACCCATCTCTCGTACGTCTTGTCCTGAGATATCGTAACGGTCTGAGTCTGGTTGTTGCAGTCCCTTACGGATATTGAGAACGACCTTGTAGAGGTATTCGGGTTGGCTGGTACGTTGACTATGAGCTGGGAGTTGGTCATCTGGTAGGTCAGTCCGTTCGGTATGGACGTCACCGTTATGGGGCATGACGAGTTGTAGGTGAAGATTACGTCCTGTCTCCTGCAGTCTATGCTCTTTGTGGACGGCGTCAGTATCGATTTCTCGTTAGTCCTGATTACGTTCAGAACCCTTACGCTGTTTCCGCTCCTAAAGTTCATAGTCTCGGTATAGGTTCCAGTCGGCTTGACCGTATTGCACACTGTCACCGTATAGTTCTGGTTTGCCGTTCCAGAGGAAGGGGTTACGGTTATCTCAGAAAGGGGGTTAGGCCTCTCCACATGCCAGTCGCAGGTGCTATTGATGTGCATCTGCTGGCACCCTACGTTGTTGAACGATACTGTCAGGGGCATGTCTGTGGTCATGATGCATCCGTCTCCTCCGCATGAAGGGTCGTCGAATAGCTCCTGAGAATTGAAGGTACCAGTTACGTTGAGCTGGTCTGCATACTGGCTCTCATAGCCCTGCAATACCCTGTAATTGCCAGTTGAGGAGCCGTTGGCCAGAACCTCCCTCTGGACAAGGTACCTAGCCCTTCCGTTTCCTACGCACTCGTAGCATATGACGTTGCCAACCTGCCTTACGTTTACCCATCTTGTGGCAGTACTGTGCTCCTCGCCCCAGTCCATGGCAGCCGTAAGTCCGTTAGAGGACATTTCCCTGAGCGTTATGGTAATGATGTCACCCTCGTCGTTGGAATCGCTCGTAGATACCGTAAAATTGGGCTGTAGACCGTAGTTGAAGCCAGAATAGAAGGTATTGCTGCTAGACTTTGGCTGTATGATGGCAGAATACAGGTTCCTGACGAACTCAAGCAGGTTGTAGTGCCATGAGGATTTGTACGCCGAGAACGCTATGTCGAAGGTGATGGTATCGGTCACATTGAAGCCGTCGTATACGCTTGAATATGAGCAGCTCTCACCCAGAAACTCTATGTCCTTGAACGTATCTCCGTAGGTATACACAGTCTTTCCCTCGGTGTCAAGGGCAGTATTGCTACGCTCTATCAGCTTGAGGGACTGTATTCCGTAGGTATTGAGGCCAAGGCACTCTGGGCTTACGGCCTCGAAGTCTGCATTAAGCCTGAGCGTAGGGAAATTCGACAGGGAAGCGAAGGTAAAGTCCGTCTGGTATACGTTGTTGGACAGGTTGAAGGTATACGTCACCCTTGACGGGAAGTCTACGTTGACCATCCAGTAGGTGCCGTCCTCGGACTCCAATATTACGTAGTACCTGTCGTCGAAAATCCTGTGGCTTACGTAGCCATGCAGGGACAGTGTCACCGTCTTCTGGAACTGGTACCTCTCGTCGAGAGAGGACTCCTCGTTCAGGTTTATCGAGAAGCCGTTAAGCCTCAACGGGAGCTGTGTCAGGTCGTCTATGTACGCCTCGCCGTCATCTATGTGTACGTTCTTCGCATGCTCCTTCGATATCAGGTACACCACCTTCTTTAGCTTTGA